CGCCTTCCCCAAAGGCATCAAGATGAACCATTACTTCTCGAGCGCGCACCCCTGGTTTGTCAGAACCAATGCTCCGAATGGTATGACGTTCTTCTGGCGCGATGAGCCGATGTTCGATCAGGACAATGACTTCGATACCAAGAATGCGAAGGCAGCTTCTTACATGCGGTTCTCGGTCGGTTGTACTGACCCGCGCGGTATCTTCGGCAGCAATGGCCCTTAACAATCTTTGACCATTAACGCGCGCGAATTATAGATGAATAATCCGCGCGTTAATCATCAAGTGTTGTAAAGCGTACCAGCGTATTCTGGTTAATTGTAGGAGGATTATATCATGAGTGCTAATGGAGTTGGTTTACCGGAGTCAGTAGTATTTGCTCCGGCACCTCGACAGCTGTACCGCTATCGAGCTAAAATGGGAATGATGGGGAGTGCGGAGTTCCTTGTTAAGATGGACGATTTTACGGGGCCGCTTTCTACGAATGTTCCTGATGGCTGGTCGGCGGCTGTGATTGACACAGGCGCTACGATTGTCGCGGATACGACTGCCGGCAGTCTTGGCGCCACCGGCGTGTTGCTGTATGACAGTGATGGTACGACTGAAGGCGCGGTTTTCTACGGAGAGAAGCAAGTTCAACTGACTGTCGGTAAGCGTTTCTTTATGGAAGTCCGGTTTCAAACTGAACTTGCCGCTGATTCCGACGTACAGTTCGGCTTGTCTTCTGTAACCGCGACGACAAATCCGGAAGATCTTTGGACAACTACTTCTACCGATCTGATTGCTTTCGGCGTACTCGATGGCGATGCTACCGTAACGATGCTGGCCGATAAAGATAACAGCGGCTCAACTGCCGAATTAGGTACTATTGATCTGTCCGATGCAACCTGGCATACACTCGCCATCTATTATGATGGCGCGGGTACTTTGCAAGGTTATGTCGATGGCGAACTCGCAATTACTTGGGCACAAGCTTCTACCACAATCCCGACTGGTGTTGCTCTCGCCCCCTTCGTCGGCTTCCGTAACGGTTCCGCTGCTACGACTGAAGGCCATTGCGACTATGTTCGTTATGTCCTGCAACGTTAATCTTATCTCTCGAAAGGAATCATAATGGCCGCAAATCTTGGAATTCAAACTATCGGTAGCCAGAAAGTTAGTAACGTCTGGAATACCGATCACGCCTTAGCCGATGAAGGTAGTTTCTTTATCGCCACCAATCCGGTTGTAGGTACAGCGATCGCGATGACTACTTCAGTCGTTGATGATGCACTGACTGCTTCCGCAACCCACGCTCCTAACGTACCGTATCTATATATGCAGAATCGCGGTACGCTGGCTGACCCTAACGGCAAGACGATCTTTATTCGTTATATCAAACTCTTCTCGCGCGTCGGCGATCAGGCCTGGACAAGTGCTACCCAAGCACTGTTCTCGGTTCGTAGCGATGGCGGCGGAGATCGTCGGACTACCAAAGGAACTGCTTTGAGCGTCTACAACGCCAATACAAACTTCAGTCAAGGTTCATCTGCCGACTTTACTGCAGGTGGTAACGTGACAAGTTTGCCCGGCGGCACTGGTCGTATTCATGCGCACGGGCTGATTCAGTCAAGTATTCCTCTGGCGGGTTCAACCTGGATATTTACGTTTGGTGATTCAGCGATGCCCGCTAACTTTGGTTATGCCTCTGTAATCAATTCGTTGACCATCCCTTGCCCTCCGCTTGCAATCGCGCCAGGTTGGTCTATGCAGCTGGATTTGTGGGCTACCGCCCTCGCCGCCGCGCCTACCTTCGAAGTTGAAATCGGCTACGCCGAACGCTTTAACGGTCAATAAACAATTCACTTACGAAAGGAATTATCATGTTGGTTGAAGCTTGGTTCTTAGAACAGGCCCGTCTGGGCAATATGTTCAACGCTTGTTCTGCAGGCGCCGTTACTTTATCCACTGTCAATACAACTTGTACCGGACTCGCCCTCTCGAATACCTGGGGTTCGGGTAAATTGCTGGTAGTTAAGCAGGTCGACTTCGCTCCTTCAACGGCTCCTGCAGGCGCTGCGGTCGTTGGTATTTGTATCCATACAGCGGTTAGCCCAACTGCTGTTACTCACACTACCCCGATGGTCATTCACAATGCTATTGCAAAGGGGAATGTGTCAGGGCAAAATGCGGGTCTGGTTGATGCATCGGCAACTTTACCAAGTACTCCCCTTTGGCTTCGCGCCATGGGCAGCGTGGTAGCAGGCTCTTCTCTTTAACCGGCAAAGTACACTGACTGGACTAATGGTTCTATCATTATTCCTCCTGGTGGTTGTCTGTCGTTGTCGTATTTGACTACTGCCGCCATCGGTATCGCATCCGTTTGCTGGGTAGAAATTCCTGAATAACTGTTACGCCAGAAGGGGGAGTAACCCTCCCCCGCCTCGTTAAGGAGATTGTGATGGCAAACACTATAAGTGTATTGAAAATGATGGATGGGCCGAGTCATGTGACTTTGCACTGTTTTTTAAAGTCAGATGGAGTTGCGGGAGAGCTTGTTAATCAGGTGTTACTTGACCCCGCGACCGATCTTGTACCGGCGATGCCCCGTCGCCAAGATTTAATTGTCAAGCAAGTTTGGTACGAATTGGCAGGTTTCAGTTTAACCTTTGCTTTCGACGCTCCAACTCCTTGGCCTTTTTGGACTTTAACTCCGAACAACGGAGTTCAGCACGACTGGAGATTCATCGGCGGTATCCGTGATTACTCGAGTGCGGTTGCTGGCCTTGATTCTACTGGCAAATTACTTATGTCTACGCAAGGCTTCACGACCGCCGCTGCGAGTGGAGCGTTTATCTTGTGGCTTGAAAAGCGTGATCGTCCAAACCCTCAACCGGACTAAGTCATGACTGCCCCTAACGATAATACGCCTATCTCGATTATTCAAGACGCGTACTTTGACGCTGGCCTTTTGCAAGAAGGCGATACAGTTAATAGCGAGCAAATCGTTACAGGTTTGCGGAAGTTAACTGACATTGTAAATCTTTGGCAGACACAAGGGTTGAAGTTGTGGCTGAATACGGACTTGCCGATAACGCTAGTTTCAGGTACGAGTACTTATATTCTCGGCCCTCTTGGTACAGTCTTAATGACTAAGCCATTGCGGGTACTGGAAGCCTGGTTCGCTGATGCTAATGAAGTACGGCGGCCTTTGTCTCCTTTAGCTTGGGCCGACTGGACTCGTTTGAGCCAACTCACTACAACGGGCGCGATCAATAGTTATTTTGTTGACAAACAAGCGACGCAGTTAAAGGTATCATTTTGGCTCACGCCGGACGCTACGGCAGCGCTTGGTACTGCGCATCTGCTCGTGCAGTCTCAAGTGACGAATCCTATCAACGTGACAGAGACAATGAACTTTCCAATCGAATGGAGAATCGCATTGCGTTGGGGACTTGCAGATGAATTGGCTACCGGACAACCTCAAGCATAAGGAATAGTTATGGCAATACAATTTTTACCTCCACAAGATGATAGTGCAAAATGGTCAGGTCTTGGTCAGCTTTTAGGATTAGGCCTTGGAGGAGCTATTGGCTATGGTGCTAATAAATTAATGGATGGCGGAGAAGACCAAGAAATAGAGCAGTTAGTAAGTGCTGGTGTATTTACTCCAGAACAAGCTAAAGTCTATCGCACAATGAAATCTCCTCAAGAACGTGCTTCTTTTTTACGAGAAGCAATGAAACAACAAGAAAACCGAAGACAATCAGCAATAATGGCTCAAGCATTAGGTGGACCACAGCAACCTCAAATGCCTCCACAAGGAGCACAAGCAGGAATAGGAGCTCTTAGTAATCTTGGAGCCCCTCAACAACCTCAAGCGGGAATGGCTCCTCAACCATCTTCTATGGAAACTATTCAACAATTAATGGGTCAAGGATTAAGTCCACATAACTTAAACTTAGCTACTAACTTATTAACAAGTGCTGAAAAACAAAAGCTTCAAAAAGAACAACTTTCATCGAGAGAACGAACTGAAGCATTTAAAATTACAGCTCCATATAGAGCTGAATTAGCAAAACAATCTGAATCAGCTGATCATATTGTTGATACTATAAAGACTATGAAAGAATTAAGCTCTTCCGGCAAAATGACCGATCCTATGTACTTAGAATTCTTAGAAAAAGTTGGTATGGATTTTAATGCATTAAAAAGTCCAGAAACAGAACAATATCAAGCATTAGAAAAAGAATTCTTAAAAGATCTTAAATCAATTTTTGGCGGAAAAGTCAGCAATATCGAGATGCAGACATTTTTACGTAGCGTCCCAAAAGCAACAAATACTGAAGAAGGTCGAGAACGAATAACAAAACA